TACCTCTCACTACAGCTAAAGGGAGAACAATAATTGTGAACACCTTAAAAAATGGAAACAATAGAACTAATACCATTCGGGATCGTACTAAGAGATAGATACGAACTGATGAAAAAATTTGAACTAGTTGATGTTGTATCAGGATTCCATAGAATGACTGAGAAGGCTAGAAAGAACTATGATCCAATAAGCTTTATACATTACCTTCAAGGCAAGGTAGAAAAACCAGAAAGAATAACCCCAAAACAAAAAACGGTCACCCCACCCGATCATGTATACTTCAAAGACCAGCCAGAGAAAGAAAAAATCATTCAAGAGATCCTAGCAATGTGATAATATTAAGAAACAGATCGAAACGATGCAGATTCACTATCTGTTGAGTGTAAGTTTAGATCCGTGATTTATTTATTAAGAAAGGAGGAGTGAGTGTAGGATAAATTGTAAAAGTGAAGATATGATACCCAGGAATAAAGTAGAAAATCTTGTGTATTCAGAAAAGATAAGAAGATACGAAGCTGGACATGGGGAATGGGGTTCAAAAGCCAGGAAGAACATAAGCAAGGCGTGTAAATGGCACAGGAGTAAAATTAGATCCTACCTGAAAAGAATAGCCGAAGAGATAACCTAGGATGGTGTAATGGTAGCATACAAGTCTCATACACTTGAGGTGCGGGTTCAAGTCCCGATCCTAGAACCACAAAAACGAATAGATACGAGGGTTTATGGGAGGGCGGGAATATATTCACTATAAGCCAATATTAACACTTGACAACAACACAACACCACTGTAATATGATAATACAATTAAATTAAGTGAGGGCAAAAATGGAAAAAGCTATCACAGTAAAAGAGTTTCAAAAACTCGCAGAAAAGTACCCAGAAGAGACCGCAAAGGATCTCGAGCTTATGCACCAGACGGTTGCTAAGAAAACGAACCTGACGGAATTTAGGTACTTCTTAAATGTAGCAAAAGCACATGAGCTTAACCCTTTCAAAAAGGAAATATGGTGCTATAAGGATAATAAAGATAATTTGATCATCTTCACGGGTAGGGATGGATTCCTAAAAAAAGCACAAGAGAGTAACCAATTCGCTGGCATGAGAAGTTGTGAAGTTAGGAAAAATGACAAATTCCATATAGATGTAGCAAACGGAACAGTTGAACACAATATTACAACACTAGATGATGATGAGAGAGGAGAGATAACGGGGGCATACGCAATCGTTTGGAGAAAAGGAGGAGAAAAAACAATTGAGGTTGTAAGCTGGAAGACATACAACAAAGCAAACAATACCTACACCCCATGGAAAACACATCCAGCAGAAATGATTAAGAAAGTAGCAGAATCCCATGCCTTGAAAAAAGCATTCGGAATCAGCCAGCTACAAGCGGAAGAAGACTTTAATATAAGAGGAGATCAAGCACTACCACTAGGAACAGAAGTAGCAAACCCAAAAATCATAGATGTCGAGGCAATAGAAACAGTATCAGAGGTATACAAAGCAATGCTTAAGAAGATAGAGAATGTAAAATCGGAAAGAGATTATGAATCACTAAAAAAAGAGATTGCAACCCAGGAGAAAACAAAACTACTAACACCAGAAGCAGTAGAAGAATTAAGAGTGTCTTTAGAAAATAAATTTGGCGAAAAGAAAAATGGAGGAGATAACTAAACTACTAGAAGAAGCTAGACTTAAGATCGGGGAAGCTTCAAACCTAATTGCACACCTAGAGGTGTACGAAAAGGTGGGGGAAGAATACTTCCTAACACCCGAGTTCGAAGCTTCGCTTAAAGGAATATACGAAATAGAAGAAGCTGTAAGCCACATAACAAACGAAAGGAAAGAAAAGGGAACACTAGACCACTTGAAAGATTATGTAAAAGGCAAGCTGATTGAGTTCTTCCAGGAGAACAATAAACAAAAGAAATACGAAGGGGATTTAGTAGAGGTAGGATACAGAGTAACCAGGAGAAAAGGAATAACGGATGATGCTGAACCTCAGTTTATAAAGATAGAAAAGAAGCCAAACACTGAAGCTATTGAAGCCTACAGGAAAGCCACAAAATCAGATAAGAACCCTGATGGACTTCTACCAAAGGGTGTGATAGAAACTTCTTACGAATACATAAGCTATAAAGGGATATAAAAATGGAAAAGAAAACATATAGCTGGTCGATCCTAAATGCGTGGTGTAAAAAAGACCTCGAAAGAGTGACTAAAATGCTGATGAAAGTACAGGATTCGGATATGTATATGGAAGATGGGATTAGAGTACATGACATAATCGCTAAAAAGAAACTGGTACTACTACCACCACAATTTCAGGATCCTAAAACAGGTCAATGGGAAGATAGAGAACTAGGCATTAATACCTGGAACACTTCGAATACAAAGCCAATAGAGGTATTTGATTGGTTAAATATGAGTATGATTGCAGATTACCTAGACCCCGTAAAAGGAGTACTAATTGACTGGAAATCAGGATCAAGAAAGAGTTCGGAACATTCTAAGATGCAATTGTATGTATACGCATACCTTCTAAGCCTGATAGGGATAGAAATAAAAGTAGGAATAATAGCCAAAGTAGATGAACTGCCAGAAGGAGCAATAATATGCACTGATTATTCGGTTTACAAGATAAATGAGGAAAAACTAGAAGTAGGTAGAGATTATATTGAGGGAAATGCTAGTGAACTAGCTGACTGGGAAATGAGTTATCAAAAAGGAGGTGAAAATGGAGAAGACTAAAAGAGAAATAAAAATCCCCAGAATATGGGAAGGTGCAAAAGAGTTGAGTAGAGACGAAGTATTATGTATGTATTCATTTCCATACCCCTATATATTTCTTACTAAAGAAGTAACTAAAGTTGACTTAACTGGACTTGAAAATGTAATAGTGCAAAAATCGGGTGGGACGGAAGTAGATATATTAACAGATACTAAACATCACATTGTTGCGAGACCAAACCTTGCAACAGGATATATTCAATATTGTTTAGAGAAAGATTAGTTTAACTTTATTATCAGAGAAAGAAGAATGACAAGTAAGAACAAGACGAAATACAAATTAGTAGTGCCAATATACGATATTGTTGTGGAGATTTATTTGTGTAAATACGAGGAGTTGCCGTCTTTTATAAAGGAAGATGATGAAGACAACGAAAACGGCTACTCTGGTTTTACAATAACAGCAAATAAAAGGGGCGTATCCTCTAAAATATGTATATGGTTAGACAATTTTAAGTGGACTTCTAAAGATATGGCTACTATGGTTCACGAACTGTCTCACGCAACGGATAGGATTGCAGACTATAAAGGAGTTACATTGGACACAGAGTCTAGGGCTTATTTATTAGACTATATGGTTGAGAAGTTCTTTTATATGATAGGAAAGGATTTTAATTCCAAGTCTAAAAAATCTAAATTAAAAGACAAAAAGTAATATGGAGAGAAATATAGTAAAAAAATATACAAACCAACTAAGAGTAGAAAACTACGATCAAGCAATGAAGATAGCAGAACAATTGGTAAATGAATACCTAGAGCTGGATTACAACTACGCTGAAATTGCTAGGAAGAACAGCTTAACCAGGGAAAGGGTAGCACAAATATACGGAACTATATTCGGAGATAGGCAATTCATGGAGAAGTTAAATGAAGACTTCGACTGGAAGGCACTAGGAAGCTTGTGTACAGCACTAGGGATAACCAGGAATGATGTAATGCTAGAATCGGGGGTGAGTTTAGCTACAGTAACAAGAGTATTGAATGGTACATATATTAGAAAAAAGAAAGAGAATAAAAAATCCACAAACCCTTCAGCGAAAATAAAGATAATAAAGACTGTACTGAGTATGATAAGCAAAAGGTTTAAGGCTACAGATAAGGCTTTAGATAGTGTAGAAAAGAGTATCAAAAATATGAAGTAAAACACTTGACAAGGCTGTGATATTTGGTAATATATAATTAATAAATTAAGTAAGGGATAAAAAATGGACAACAACATTCCCGCTGGTTACAACTCAGATGGAAGAAAGGGTCTAGACTATATAGACCTACCTGAGCGAAGCAGACCAACAAAGAAAATGCTTCAAAAAGATACGGAGTGGTTTAATAAATTAGTAGAGAAACCAACCCGCAAGTTCGTAAAATTGGCTGAAGGTTTAGTAATGAGCCAAAAAGACTGGGACATCTTCTGGAAAGAGATGCACAAACTTAAATTAAGCGGAAATAACTAAGATGAAGCTAAAGACATTGAATAAAGTAGTGATCGCAAAGGGAATAGGTGGATACTCGGTAGAGGTAAGATACGAAGGGGTGATATACGAAACAAAACAATATATATTTAAGAACGGAGAGGAACATGAGATGTTAGAATTTATGATAAAATTGCTGAATAACAAGAGACTAGGAATTGTAGAGATAGATTAAGAGAAGAGGGTTCTTTGAAAATTGGGGGTGATCGAATAAACTGCTATGCACGGTTAAGATACACATATTAACTGAAAACCAGTAATGGTGAGTAGGACACTGAGAGGCAATCGCTGTAAGATGTTTATGTGGTTGGGGATCCAAGTTTAATAATGCTTAAATTATTGCTATTAGTGCAGAGGATCCAGAACTTAGTAAGTAAATTCGGGTACCTGTTGGACGAGAGGTAGGACAATCTGGGGAAACCTGGTGAGTCCGAGACTGGGAAAGCGGTATGTGAATGGTCTTACTCCCCCTGTTGAATTACAAACTAAATTAAGCAAAATTGCAATGACAAAGACAGAAATAATTAAAAAGGTTAGGGCATTAAAAATAATAAAGAGATTTATTACATATAATGTGTTCTACATAACCCCGCATGAAATATTGTCGGATATGGCTCAGGACATGATGGATGGGAAGGTTACAGCAGAAGAGTTTAAGGGTGCTATCCATGGGATTACAAAGATGATGGACAAAATCATAGAGGATAGTAAAGATGAATACTACCAGAAAGCTTGGAAAGAGTTGGCTATGAAATCCGAAAAAATAGGTTATGATCCATGCACTAACTGGTACAATACAATATCATTCCCTGCGGTAAATGGAAATACAGATGGTGAAAAAGGAGATTGGTTCGATAGATAACACTTAATTTTAGAACAAATTTCTATGAAAAAAGTTACTAATATAGAGAAACTTCAAAAAGACCTAGCGATGTGCTTCGTAGCATTCGGGGTAGCACTACTAACACTAACAGCAATGGGAGTAGCGGTAGCAATAACATTAGCAATCAAATAAAATGAGAGAGCCAAAATACAGGTTTATAGATAAGAACCTAAAAATGCCAACATTCAACCTACCAAAGCCTGCACCTTATGTATACGGTTACATGATCGCATCAGCAGAACCAGAGAGGTACGAAATTAAAAAGAAGGTACTGTTCGGATGGAAAACAATTAAGTTCGAAACCTTCAGAGAAGAAATAATGAAGCTAGTAGAGTATGAGAAAGCACTAAGAGAGAAAGCATTCGATGTAGAGATGGAAAAGGCTGGGCTGATAGGGTTGGAAGAAGAGGATTACATAACACTAGATAATATGAGTAAGTACGGAGGATCGTTCGTAAAGTCGCTATCAGAGACCTTCAGAAGGGCTGATGCTAAAAACTTCGCAACACTGAAAAAAGCATTCTCAGATTACTGGGATAGATATTCTAAATTTGAGGCTAAAGAAGATGGAGCCAAACGAACAAAGAGACCTAAATAAAACGGAAATTGTGATACTAATTCTAATGGTATTAATTCCTATACTATTGAATTGGTTATTGTAATTAAATTGTTAAACTAAGCAAATGGGAACAATTAACAAAAAGACCTGCCCTTGTTGTGGTCAAACAATAAACAATAGGGAAGTAACATTGTATTCAGGAATGGTGAAAGCCCTCCTGAGAGTGTACTACTGGTGTAAACAGAACGGAAGACACGAATTCACCAGGAAAGAAATAAAAGTATTATTCAAAGGAGTAGATAATGAAATAGCCAGATGGGGTGATTGGATCCTGTTCGGAAACGGAATGGTATACAGACCAGAGAATAGGAGAGGAAGTTGGGGGTTAAACCTGGACTTGGTACAAGAATTTGTATTAAAGAACAGAATGATACCAACAAGAGTGGTAATAGATCGGGAAAGTGGGGAGGTATACAAGTATGACTACAAGACAATAGACAATATTCCAAACCTAAAACAGTTTCTAGATGAGGCTGGTGAGTATATTGTAAAGTATATAGATTCTGAATAGAATGAAAGAAGATCGTTAAAAGATGTGCGGGGTATCCAAATATGTAAGGTGTCATCAAGCTTAGAGATAGGAAGCTCATAGTGAGAAAGAAAATCCGAGCAAGGGCAATCGTTCTCAGCGACCCTATTTACTCCGTTGGGGGGTGAAAATCCCCTCCCCCGCTTTACGAGGGTAGTTCAGATGGTTAGAACACCGTTCTGATAAGACGGGTGTCGTAGGTTCGATTCCTACCCCTCGTATAGGCTGTTGTAGCTCAGTTAGTTAGAGCGTCTGATTGAAACCCAGAAGGTCGTAAGTGCGAGTCTTACCGACAGCATTTGAGAAAGAAAAAGAGGGGTCTCAATCCCCTCTTAATTCACTGTTTAACTAACCTACTATATATTAAATTCAGTATAGCATAAGTAACAGTATTTGTAAGTATCGAAATTTGTTAACAAAATCCGTTACCTTAAAAAGATGATAATAACCACAAAATACAACAATGAGGTTAAATGGGAAAGAGCAAGATGTGAAATTTGTAATAGACTTCGATGGAGATGCCAACACCATGTAGATGGAAGAAGGAACACTGATGAAGTGATTCATGTTTGCAGTAACGGTAACCCAGGAGGAGTAATGTACCCAGATGCTTGCCATTCTAAAATTCATAATCCTACTGCATTTGGTTTACCGCCTTCGTGGGCATATGATAATGGATACCTAAGAAGACTGGATGGAGAGTATAGACCAAAAAAGAAACCAGCGAACAAATGGAAACTGAAGAAGAAAATAGGCTTTTAGGTTATTGTAATCTGTTTCTAATTGAGGTAAATTAAAGTATGAAGAAGAGCATTGTAATTTATCATAACTATGTACCTAAAGTCGGGGGTATAGAAAGTGCAGTATACAACCTAGCAAAACTGCTTGAATTAGAGGGGTATCATGTCACCATTGCTTACACATCAGTAGAGAGTTATGAAAGCCTGTTTAGATATGCAACTGCCTGTGATAAGGTAATAAAAATAGATCCTAAAATGACAAGCCCAATAGTAGCGGATGTTTGTTTAATTGCTAGTAACCACGATATTCCTAAAGAAATAACTGCAAAAAGGTTCCTACAATGGATTCATTCAGACTATGATAGATATTCACTAGAACTTAAGAATATAGGGAAGGTAGAGTATGTTGCAGTAAGCAAGCACGCTAGAGATGTTATAAAAAAGAGAGAGGATGTAGATTCTACTGTCATTTACAACTTACTAGACCCAGATTTCAACAGAGATGAAGATAAAGAGCTAAGACTAGTAACAAATTCTAGAGTGTCACCAGAGAAAGGATTTGGAAGAATGCTTAAACTAGCAGAACTACTAAAAGAAAACAAAGTGAAGTTCTCCTGGATGGTATTCGGAGATAATAGCCATTACCCAAATGAATTTGAAGATTGGAAAAGAAAGTTCGCTCATGTAGAAGAGGTATTATTCGTAGGATATAAATCGGATATTACAATAGGATTAAGACACGCAGACTACTTGGTGCAATTGAGTGACTTTGAAGGATGCCCATATGCCGTCTTAGAGGCTTTAAGGTGGAAGATACCTTGCTTAGTTACAGATTGGGCTGGTGTTGATGAACTAATAGAAGATGGTAAGAACGGATACATACTTCCACAACACATGAACCTAGATTGTGTATATGTGGATAAGATTGTGAATAACATTCCAAAAGTGAAGGAGAAAGACCTGTCAACAGTCAAAGATTGGATTAAACTAATAGAAGATAAGCAATGAAAGAAATAGGAAGAGTAACAGTAGATATTGATAATTTGTATTCACTACACTTCAACTGTCCTATCCTAGAAATTCCCTATATAAGGATGGTAGAACAGGAACTAAGAGATAACCCTCCTATGCATAATTCCGAATACTATGTTTATTTGAAGAAAGAGTACGATCGTGGTGTAGAAGTGTTCGGAACAATAAAAACAGAAATGCAACTAGAGAACCGATACTACGAATGGAAAAACCTAATAGCAAGTATGAGAAAAGGCTACAAAGAGAACAAAAAATACGAAATTTACGAAAATGGGCTTCCATACGGAGGGATTACAGCCATTCTAAGAGAAGATAAGATGGAAGTGGTGGATGGAAACCATAGATTGGCAATACTTTTAGCGTTGGGTTATGATCAAGTAGATATAATTTTATTTAGAGAATAAGATGAATTGGTATCAAGATGAATATCCAATCCAGGAGAAATTAGACCCTACAGGGTACGATTGGAAAGAAAAAAATGTGATAGATTTAGGCTGTAATGTAGGTATGGTCTGTCCCTATGTATTAGAAAGAGGAGCAAAAACATATACAGGGATAGAGCTAGAAGGAAAGTATATAAGAGAAGCGAAAAGAAGATTCCCAAAAGAGATATATTTACAAATGGATGTTAGATTATTTATGTTAGAAAGAGAGCGAAAAGAAAATGAAGTTGTCCTTGCACTTGGGCTGTTCCATCACTTAACAGATGACAAGGTTGTAGATGTTGTAAATAATTGTACAGGAGATTTAATATTCGAAGTACCAACTGGAAAGGATGTAAGCTACGGAGCATACAGAGTAAGAGATGAAGAGTGGTATAAAGAGTTGGTGAAAAACTACAAAGAAGTTACGATCCTGAATAGCGGAATGCCACTGATGAAGGGATACCCATTCGGAAGAAAGATATTTATTTGTAAAGGTAGGCAAGATGTTGAAAGTTAAACTACTTGTAACACAAAACTATAATGATTTGAGACTAAAGAGGCTTCTACAGAAGGATGAGATAATCGAGACTACAGAAGAGAGGGCTAGGTACCTGCTTGGTCTTGGTTATGTTACAATATTAGAGATATATAAATTTACAGAGGGTAAGAAAAATGAAACAGTTGATAGTGCTGAAGAGGGGGAACCTGAAGTACATTAGACTATACGGGGAAGATTTTGAACTAATAGAACCCGTAGAAGAGGCTAAGGTAGAGAAACCAAAGAGCAAAAGCCAGGCTAAAAGGGTAGCTGAGCTTAAAAAAACTAAATAATGGGGTGTAGGGTATTCAAAAAGGTAAGAACACCATTCCCCTGTTTGGTGGGCGGAAGAAACGAAAGTACTTCCTAGGCTCCATTCCTACCCAGCCGTTGAGAGGTGCGAATCCTCTCCCCTGCAATTACTTAAGTAAAAATAAAATGGAAAAAAACATTGCAAACCTAGAAATAAAGACAATTCCACTAACACAACTACAAGGTTGGGATAAGAATCCGAGAGAAATTACAGATGACAACTTCCGAAGGTTGAAAAGAGACCTCGTGAAGTATGCTATGCTAACACCCCTGATCGTGGATGGAAGAGATATGAAAACTGTGCTTGGTGGTAATATGAGACTAAAAGCACTTAGGGAACTAGCAAGTGAGTACAATATTACAACAGTAACCTGCAATATAGTCCACCCAGCGGATGATAACGAAGCCATTATGATGGCATTAAAGGATAACGAATCATTCGGTAAATATATTAAAGTAAAACTAGCAGAACTAACCTCCAATATCGCAGAAGCCCAGGAGATACAAATTAGTATTAGAGAGATAGAAATTGAAAGACTAAAGCCAAGAGAACCTGAAGAAGATGATTATGAACCACCAGAGGACTTGGAACCAATGGCACAGAAAGGAGACCTATGGATACTAGGAGAGCATAGACTCGTGTGTGGAGATAGTACCGACCCAGAAGTAGTGAAATTAGTTCTTGATAACGAAAAATCGAATATGGTATTCACTGATCCTCCATACGGAATGGGCTTTGAAGGAAGTATAGGTGGAGATGGAAAGAAGGGATACAATTCGAAACACGGGAAGATCATAAACGATGATGCCCCTGATGATGACTTTCTTGATGGTATGATGACCAACATTAAGAACTTCAATAAAGGAGCTTTCTACATTACCTACTGGAGACTTGGCATAAGAACCATCTTAAATGCTTTAGCAAGAAACAATTTACCATTCAGAAACATGATTATTTGGCATAAGAACCATCTTAACCTGAGTAATAGTGACTACAAAAGCCTTTATGAGCCAATGATTCTTGGCTGGGATTACGATTACGAACCTGTATTCTACGGGTGGGGTGAGGAACATAAATTCTTCGGAGAGAAAGGAGCTACAGATATATGGGATGTAGATGGACTAACTACAGTATGGGAAATAGATAGAACAAAGAAAAACACCCTACATAGTACAATGAAACCAATAAGACTATGCGGAAGAGCAATACTAAACAGCACCAGGATGTTTGAAACCGTACTAGACCTATTCGGAGGAAGTGGATCAACACTAATCGCCTGTGAACAAACTGGAAGAAAGTGTAGGATAATAGAACTAGATGAACATTACTGTGATGTAATTATAGATAGATACAAAACCTTCAAAGAAACTGACCTCGGAATAAGCGTAATAAGAAACGGGAAGAAGTTAACTTTAGAGGAGGCTAGAGATGGGAAAGGGAAGACAGCCAGAACTGATTAAAGATATCTCAGTGGTATTGGGATTGCACAGCAAAATGCTTGCAGACCTAAGATTAGAAATCGATGATATAATAAAAGTAATTAAACAGAATGAGGATGAAGTGATAAAACTGAGTAATAAAATAGAACAATTAGTTAAAAATAAAACTAAAAAATCATGGCAAAAGGAATCAAATATACAGCAGAAGAAAAGATAGAAATAATAGAAACCATAAAGCCCTATTTACAGTTAGGTTATAGCCTAAAGAGAGCTTGTGAATATGCTGGAATACCATATTCTACGATACAGAACTGGTTACCAGAGGATGAGAAGCTTAGTTCTGAAATAAAGGCTTGGCAAGGAATGGTTAATACCCAGGCTAGACAGAACATTGTGGAGCATATTATGGGGAACAAAAAGAAGGGAATCGAACCCGACCTAGATACCAGTAAATGGTGGGCTGAGAGAAGAGAGAGAGAGGACTTTAGTATAAGACAGGAGAATATAAATACGGAAAGAAGTATTAAAGAGGTGATAGATGAATTCCAAGACCCCGATAATTTTGAATATACCGACAATGAAGAGAAGACTGATAAACCTCTTTCAGATACAGACGAAGGAGGGGAAGAGAAAGTTCTTTCAGCATAATCCTGCACAGTTACATTACGAAAGACATAGAGCGAAGAAGAACATCATATTAAAGGCTCGACAGATAGGATTCACTACCTATGAGCAACTAAGAAAGCTTGAGAAGGCTATGCTTAAGCAAGACCATATAACCAGTACGATTGCTCATACAAAGGATAAGACGCTAGACATATTCAGAATAGCACAATTCGCTTGGGATAACCTACCAGAAGAAATTAAATCTAGATATAAAATACAATACGATTCAGCAAAAGAATTAACATTCGGAGCAACAGGATCAAGATACTTTGTAGATACAAATACCAGGTCTAAAACCGTCCATGACCTTCATGTTTCAGAGGTGGCTAGAATAAAAGACCTAGAATCGCTGTTTTCGGATAGTATAGAGTCTGTACCAATAGATGGGGAAATAACGCTAGAAACGACAGCACAGGGTCTAAATCAGTTCTATGATTTATGGAAAGCTTCCGTAGAAGGAAAAACAGATTTCAAACCCCATTTCTATAACTGGACTTGGAATCCTAACTATGCATCGCAGATACCAGCACAGGATGACTGGATTGGACACTATAGGGAGTTGGCTAGACAATACGGGCTGGTTGTGGATATAGAGAAACAGTTCAACCTAACACCTCAGCAATTCTATTGGTATTACCTAAAAGCAAGATCATTGAAGACCAGGGTAAAGGAAGACTATCCTACAATACCAGAAGAAGCATTCTTAAGTACAAGTAGTTCGGTGTTTGACCTATTTGCAGTGAGTCAGCTAGTACCGATGATTCCAATAGAAAACAAATTCGGAGTTAATATCTTCTATAAACCGTTACCAGGGCATAACTATGCAATAGGAATCGATACGGCAGAAGGAACGGAAAACGATGGAACTTCCCTAGAGATATGGGACTTAACAAATGAGAAGAAAGTAGAAGTAGCCTCATTTCTAGACAATACAATAAGACCTGATCAGATAGCGGACATAGGTATGAAGATGTCGACATACTATAATGATGCACTACTAATACCAGAGAAGAACAGTTCGGGTTTAACCACAACACTTAAGATACAAGAGTCCTCGTTCGAAAACCTGTTTGTAAATAAGACCATCGATAGCAGAACGCAAGAAGAAAAGAATGAATACGGGTGGAGAACTACATCGGGAAATAGAGACATAATGATAGATGACTTTATAGAATTATTCGAAGAAGGAAACCTAGAAATCAACTCATCCAACATGATAAGCCAGATGAAGACCTTCGTTAGGAAACCAGGAGGAAAAAGGGAACATGATGAGGGCTTTCATGATGATAGCCTCTTTGGATCCTTCCTAGCAATCCAGGGTGGTAAGTATTTAAGAGAAAGTAGCGTGATTACGGGCATTCGTATATAGTCGTACAAATAATTTGAACACACGGTAGGGGAGAGTAGGGGAGGACTATTATGGGGTAAAAAGGGTAAAAAGGGGGGTAAAATGCAAAAAAGGGGTATATACACAGGAGAGTAGGGGAGTGGTTGCATAATGGGGGATAGTACACTTGAGAAACCAATTAGAGTTATAAGGCTTTGTGTTTGTTGTCACAGAAAACTTCATAGGTTATTAAAAGATAGAAAAGTGCAAAAGGCAAAAAGGAAAGAAATAGGAGGTATTGTGAAAGTAGAAGGAATAGTTTAAGATTTAGAAAGGAACAGGGAGGAATGGAAAATAAATAAAATAATAGGTCTAAATAATGTACAGATTCTATGTTGAAAAGGATTCTGAGCCGACCGTAGAAATAATTAAGGAAGCTATCGAGACTAATGAGAGAGAGAAGGAAAGGTACGAGAAGCTTAAAAACTACTATTTAGGGAAACAAGACATCCTCCAGAGGAGAAGGAAGAAAGATATCAATAACAGACTAGTAACTAATCACTGTAAGTACATTACAGATATAAATACAGGATACCTACTTGGTAGCCCTATTGTGTATTCTACAGATGAAGGAAAGGACATCAGTAAGATTATCGATGCATATAATAGGCAGATGATCACAAACCTAGACTATGATTTGTCGGAAGGTTGTTCGATAATGGGTAAAAAATTTGAACTAGTGTATGCAACTAAGAATAAAGAAGCTAAGTCTGCTTCAATTTTACCAGATAATGCAATAATGGTCTGTGATAACACCATTGAACACAAGGAACTGTTTGGAGTTGTCTATAGGATAAGCAGGGCAAAGTACAATAGAAAGTATGAGTATGTAAGAGTATATACAGATAGGGAAGAAATAATATATTCAGACGGGGAGGTATCGAAAGAAATACTAAGAACCCCACACTACTTCGGATTAGTACCTCTTATAGAGTATTCCAACAATAAAGAACAGATAGGAGACTTCGAGCCAGTAATTCCATTGGTAGATGCGTATAACCTTCTACAATCAGATAGATTGAATGATAAAGAACAACTAGTACAAGCACTGATGTTATTCCAGGGAGCAAGGCCAAACGCAGAACAAAAGGACGAACTAAATGAAGAAAGGACACTTTATGTACCTACTGGTGCGGATGTGAAGTATGTAACAAAGGAAATGAATGAAGAACAGATAGAGGTACTAAGAAAATCAATAGAAAACGATATTCATAAAATCAGTATGACCCCTAACCTAAACGATGAAAACTTCGTAGGCAATAGCTCGGGTGTTGCTATTAAATTCAAACTTGTTGCATTCGACCAGAACATTGCTAAAAAGGAGAGATTCTTTGAGCAAGGCTTAAGGAAGAGATTCGAGCTATACAACAACTACCTAAAAAAGAAGAGTGGAATAGCTAAAATAGAACCTCATAACCTAAATATTACATTCAAGAGAAACTTACCACAAAATGACCTTGAAACATCACAAATGATACTTAACCTTCAAGGTCTTGGTATACCACAAACAGAATTAAATGCACAGTTAAGCTTCGTAGATGATCCAGAGAAATTCATGGAAACATTCCTCAAAGAAGAAGAGACAAATGCTAACAAGGGAGCAGAAAACTATGCAAAAGATGAGGCTAACTAATTTGAGTTAGATCATTATGGCTAGATCAACGGAAGATTTGAAAGCAAAACAAGTAGCATACTGGAATACAAGAACAAGAAAGAGAAAGGTAAACCAGGAAAAATACACAAATAAACAGATTCAAGAGCTACTAAAGTACTATAGAGAATCCCTAAGACAATTAGATAGAATGGTTAAAGAAGCCTACGATAAATACAGTAGTGATACTGGGCTTGGAATAACTGAGCTAATAGGAGTACTAACAGGAGTAGAAAGAAAAGAATTCCTCAACAAGGTGAAAGGAAGGATGGAGATACTAGGATTAGTACCAGAAGATATATATAACCAGAAGATGCTATCCAGGATAACTCGTGTAGAAGCCCTGAAGGAGCAAGCCTATTGGGAAATGAGAAGATTACAGGCTATGCAAGAAATAAAAACCACCAGCATTCTAAACAATACTATGGAGCATTCCTACGATTCAATAATGAAGGATTATGTAGGGGATGATTATAAGCCAGGAGTATTTACAAGGTTCAATCCAGGGCTTCCAGAGCAAGTATTGAGAGAAAAGTGGAGCGGAAAGAACTATTCTCAGAGGGTATGGGGTAAAGAGAGAAATAATATGGCTAAAGAACTTCCAGTAAAGATAGCTGGGGCTTTGATATCAGGACAAAGCTATAACAGAACAGCAATGGAAATAAGGAAAGAATACAATGTAATGCAATGGGAGGCTATGAGGCTAGTAAGAACGGAATCAGCATTCGTGGATGGACAGTCAAATAAAAGAGCCATGTTGGATGTAGAAATAACACAATATACGCTGGATGTAACCCTCGATAGTAGAACTTCAGATATTTGTAGCGATATTGATGAGACAGAGGTGTTTAATTACGAAGATGCGGTGGTCGGTGAAAACTTCCAACCGTTCCATCCAAACTGTAGAACAGTAGATCAGCCATTGACCTCAAGTGAATCACTAGAAAATGCAAGAGAAAAGTTCAGCCAAAGGATGGAAGAGATAGAAGAGGAAGAAGAGGAGGAGGAGGCAGTATCATCGGAGAAAAAGATATACCCATCAGGATACAAGAGTGCTTTTGACTTCATACTAGCGAAACAGGGAGCAAAGGTACTTCCAGGGCTATCAAGAGCAGAGGGACCGAAAGGAACCTACACCCTGGCAATAGACGAAACAGACACTAAGATATTTATGCCTGCAATAGGAACCAAAGAAAAGGGAACAGGTCTAGGAACGGAGATAATGAACCAACTTAAGGAATACGCAGACTCGACAAAGAAAGTATTCATTGTAGTAGATGTATATAATGAGAAATTCTTCGACAAATTCAAATGGCTAGAGAAGAAAGATAAAGACACATATATGTACTCGCCCCTGGATAAGAAAATACGAAACCAGATCAAGAAAGACATACCACTTAACCAGAACAAAAAAGAGTTCAAGGAAGCAGAAGCAAACATTAAAAAGATACTAAGCCAGATAAACGACAAAGACCTCGTAAGACTCGCAGGAGAAGAGAACATAAACACAGACAACCTCAGAGGAGGAACCTGGCTTACGAACAAAGCAGGAGCAGAACAAATCCTAGACGCAATGGATCCAGAACAAACCAGTACAGTAGGCATAGGAGGAAGCAACGTATACAAAGCACAAAGCATAACGATTAAAAACCCTCTCATAATAGAAGACGCTATCCTGAATGACGGAAGTTTCTCAGTAATAAATAGTGGATACGAAAACTTCATAAGAAAAGCACACTCGGAATCGGCAGAGACAATGTGGCGAGAAGCACAGGAATTAGACGGAGAAGGACTAACAGGAGTAAAGTACCAGAAGAAAATAGACGAAATAATACGAAAAGCCCTGGAGAATTCAGGATTCTACAAAGGCTCGAAGGAAGTAGAAGGTGTATTCAAAGAACTAGAGAAGAACAAGTTTGACTCGGCAATGGATCTAATAATAGGAAGAGGTCTAGAAGAGCAAGGATACGATGCCCTCATACTAAGAGAAGGAGACCAGGAACACGTATTCCACCTTAGAGGAAAAGAGAGAAAAATGGTGAAGCTTGGAACGGAGAAGTCAAAAGAGCCAACAATAACACCAACACAGGCACTAGAGGAGTATAAAAACTACGCATACCGAGATATAAATGGATACTTAAGGGGAGAAAAAAATAAGAAGGATGTAATGGGGAATGTAGGGGAGTTTGTAGAAGCGATAGACAGTCAATTCAGTAAGGAAAAAGAGCTATACGTGTATAGGGCTGACGGTGGAGGGATGACGGCATCCATACTAGACAGAAGTCCGAAACTAAAGGAGGAGCTAAAAAAGTTTAAGGATATAAAACACGAAGAGTATTTCAACAGGAAAGAGGAGGTAGACGCAGTGATTAAGAAACTAGTAGGGAAGACATACACAGAAAAGGGATACTTATCCACATCGGAAAGCAACAGTATAATAAAGAAATTTAGCGATGGAGGTGACATCTCGGAGTACGGAATACCAGCCTACTTAACGATAAACGGAACTAGTAAATATATAAAGATGGGAAAGCATATTCTGGATACAGAGAAAGAGATACTACTTCCAAGAGGGACCACCCTGCGAATAGACAATGTTAGACTACAGCCCATATCTAGAAAGGGATATACAGTAGGAACAACAGGAGAGGTTTATATACTTAATATTAATGCAAGCATAGTAAAATGATAGACATTGAAATAATAGACGACTTCATAAACTACCTAATAAGGATAGGCATACTACAAGAGCAAGACCTGAACAGACCATTAGAAGAGAAAGTGAAGATTATCGCAGAAATAACAAAAGAGAAAGGGGCTTGACCTAGCTTGTAGAAAATGTAAGAATAAATTACTCGACGGAGGTATACGGGTTTAACTTTAATTCCAATTTTATGGAAAAAGACAAAAACAAACTTCCAACTGGTTCAGACCCCAAGGAATCAGAGAAGAAGGGAAAAACAAAGGGTGGGGAACAGAAGACTTTTACACAAGAGGAAGTCGACAAATTAGTCGGAGCTTACCGTAAGGAAAGCCGAGAGGAAATGGAGATTAAACTCAAAGAGGTGGAAGAGAACTTTAACAAAAGGCTTGTAGAAGAGAGGAAGGAAGCTGAAAGGTTGGCTCAGTTGGATGCTGAAGAGAGGAAAGCTGAGGAAGACCGCAAAAGGGAGGAAGAGCTTCGTGCTAGAGATCTGTTGCTTACCGAAAAGGAAAACAGGTTAAAAGCCATTGATAAACTCAGTGAACTAGAAATTCCCATAAAACTAGTTGACTTCGTAGTTGATGTCGATTTAGACAAACAACAGAAGAACATTGAGATAGTCAA